CCAGCAAAAATGATCTACGATCTCGATGGATTAACAGAATTAAGCTATTTTAGTGAAGATTTAGGTGGAATAAGGGCAAAATGTAGACCAGATTGGATTTCATCAGATAGCGGAATAGTTGTTGATTTGAAAACTACACAAGATGCAAGTCCTAAAGGATTCCAAAAGTCTATAGGTCAATTCGGCTACCATATCCAAGCTGCATTTTATTTAAGGACTTTGCAAAGTTTAGGTTTAGATTCTTATGATTTTATATTTATTGCTATAGAAAAAACTGCACCTTTTTGTGTAGGAGTTTATAGAGCTAGTACTGAAATGCTTGAAGAAGGCAATAAAAAAGTAGATGAAGCTATTAATAAAATCCTTTGGTGTAAAGAAAATGATTCTTATCCAGACTACACACCTAATGAAATTGAAACTATTAGTCTTCCTCCTTGGATGACTAAGAAATCAGAAGAACAACCATCACAAGAGGAGATTGAACTTTACTAATGGAGCGTATTCCTTTTCCCTATGACCCATATGAAGGTCAGGTTTTCTATGAACCATCGAGAGAAAAAACATGGAGATTTACCCAAGGTCAATGGGTAGACATTACTTATAAACAAATTACACATGACAACTGAAATTACTAAAACAAATCCAGAGGGCGAGTCCTCTATATATCAAAGTACGCAATCTTTTGAGTTTGCTCAAAGACAAGCAAAAAGCTTATGCGAATCTAATCTTGTGCCGACAGGTTATCAAGGTCAAAAAGGTTTATCTAATTGCTTAGTAGCATTAGAGATGAGTAAGAGAATGAATCTTAGTCCTCTTACTGTTATGCAAAACCTAAATATTATTCATGGCAGACCAAGTTGGAGTGCTGCTTTTATTGCATCACAAATAATGGGTTGCGGTAGATTTAAAAACTTTGACTATATTGTTTCTGGCAAAGATGATAGCTTATCTGTTCAATGCCAAGCTATCAGGTTAGAAGATAACAAGTCAGTAAAAGGTACAGCAGTATCTATGAGAATGGCTAGACAAGAAGGTTGGACTAAGAATAGTAAGTATCAATCTATGCCAGAATTAATGTTAAGGAACAGGGCTGCTACTTTCTTCGGTAGGCAATACATACCTGACTTGTTATTAGGTGTGCAGACTAGCGAAGAGGTAGTAGATATTCAACCTATTGATGTTACTACAGGTAATGTTGAGATAGTTGTTGACCAACAGGAGAAACCAGATGCCTTTGGATTCTAAACAAGAATTTCTTACACCTAATGAACTTGCAGAACGATGGCGAGTTCATGTCAATTCTGTTGAACGATGGAGAAGAGAAGGTAAACCGCCTTCTTTCTACACCATCAATGGAAAGATCCTCTATAAGTTGGCTGAGATAGAGGATTTAGAATCAGCCAAACGTCAATCTAACTAATTTTTATCTATGGACTTTAAATTACCACTTGCAGTCTTCTCACAAACAGAAGATGACCTAAAAAAGCGTTACAAAGAAAACTATGATTCTTCTAAGAATTATCCCAAGTATTCTGGTGTGATGCAGATTACAGAAGATCAAATTATTAAGCTATGTGAGTATGTGCAAAAAGCAAAACCAGAACATAGCGACTTTCATGGGGAAGGTGTAGTTACTATTAGAGCTACTGGTTATCTTAACGAAAGCAAAGCAGGCAAAAAGTATATAGGTCTTAACCTAGAGCCTGATTATAAAACTATGAAAGCTATTGAAGAGGCTGATTTGGTAACTGGTGATAGTGCGAGTCCTGAGTGGAAAAGCAGCACCAAAGTACCTGACACAAAAGAAGAGGATTTTCCTTTTTAAATATTGGGGCTTTGTTCTGGAAGAGTTCATGTAAGCCCCCACATTTTTACTAGATTTTAAGCCAAAATAAGCTAAAATAGAATGAAATTATCTTTATCTATGCCTTTAACATTTAATAGTAAGCAAATTGATAAGGTTGTTACTATCGACCAAATTCCAGAACTTAGCAATCCTGAGATTCTTTTATTAAAAGATGAATTAATGACTGCTATAAATAATATGGATGATTATATTAAAAAATTTCAAGAAGAAAAAGCAGAATCTTACGACAAAAGTTGGCATCAAAAAGTAAGAAGAAAACAACAAGTCTGCAAAGCGTTTTTATCACAACTTATTAGCTTAGATCACGATGAAAGTTTGTTTCGATCTATTTACGATAAACATTTTTCAACAATTATCTTGCAATATATAGATAGGAACGAGTTCAGAACTATTCATAATAAAGCTAGATCATTAGCTATAGAAGAATTAGAAAAAATAACATGACACCAAGGCAAAGTACTAAATCAGAACGTAAGCTTCTAAAACTTAAAGAAAACAAATTAAACGAATTAGCTATTAAGTTAGATAAAGATATTAGGGGTTATGACCACATTGTGCAATATGCAGACAATCATACTGCAAGTCTTCGTAGTGATTGGGTCGATGAAAACATTAGAACAATTATTATGAAACATAACTATCAAGTAAATAAAGTTGCATCTATGAAGATAAGAGACTTTAGTGATAAAGAACAAGAGGTAGCTGAAAATGCAATCGAACAACTTTAGAAATAAAGAAATACTAAATATGCCACCAGATCTGGAAGGTATAACAAGACCAGAAAAAGATAAAAAAACTAAAAAGTTTACTTTTTTAGTAAGAGGATTAGGTATTGGAGTTGCACCAATGAGATTATCCATTAACGCAGAAACTCAAGCCAAAGCTGTTAAATATATAAAGGCTAGATGGAAAGATTGTAGGCTTGAATTAGTATGACAAAACAACAAAAAATAGAAGCTGCTAAACAACGAATAGCAGAATTAGAACGACTTATTAAGTATTGGCAAAAGTAATAAATCTTGTATATCACATATTTAGTCTGTAAAGGACAAATCGGAGTCCAACCGATATATCATGGTCTAACAAACAAATTTCAAGCTTGGTATTATGATGGAAAAATTGTCTATCTCGGCAACATTTACGAGACACGATCAGAAGCAGCAGAAGAAGCAGAAAGACTTAGGAGAGATTGTATGTTGCGGTAATCATGTGTTTAGAGTTATAAATGGAGAAAGGCATTGGATTAGTACTCCCCCTGATGGTTATGAGGATAGAATTTGGCATAAGTAATGGCTTCTCTTAGATACCATGCTGGTCGCATGGTCTTATATGAAGAAGAACCGACAGTATGGCGAGTTAAGATAAAAACTAAAACAGGTAAAATTAATTTACCTTTACAGGCAAAAGAATTAGAGCCTGCTCTTATTGAAGCAGAGTATTTATATGCTGATGCTAGGTGTATGAGTAGAGATCATCCTTTGTGTATTGATTGTATTCATCACCTAGTTATCAAAGCAGAGTGTGGTTTAGGGATGCCAGAAGGAAAAGCTAGTGGGGGAGTTTGGGCGAAGGATTGTGCTTACTTTTGGGAGAAGAAGATTTAGGATCTAATCTGTCTATATAATCGCCAGCTTGATTTATTATTTTAACTAATCTAAAATTTTCTTTTGCAAAAGCACTAATAAGATCACCAATATCATCAGGATCTAAAGTATTTACAACGTGTCTTAAAAATATCTCAACGTGTAATTCTTCTTCCATAGAAACATCAGCCATTACCCAAGGTTCAACTTTCCGTCTTTTTTTAGCTTGTTTGTTAAACCATCCAGACCAAGGCATTACAAGTTTCATAACAAGTTCCTCCAACCTTACCCTAGCGTATTGGTTTAATAAGGCAACAAAGCTATACTTGGCTTAGTTACACTTTAAGATTATGCCAAAAGGTAAAGGGAGTTATGGAAGCAAAGTAGGTAGACCACCTAAGAAAAAAAAGAAGAAGTAATTATCTTCCGGGAAATAATGCTTTTTCTAGAGCATTAACTAACTTGTCATCAATCGTATTATCTGATTTCTTGACCATGACTTTTGCTATATCCAGCAAAAGTTTTTTTAATGCTTTTCCACGAAGGAAAGCAAAAAGAATTGGTTCTATAATTTTTAGCATTGTTATTAGTAAAATTGCTAAGTTAATAGTAGCTCATTCCCTACATCCGAGCTATAACCTCTTCTATTGGTGGTCGGTAGGAGAGGTTATCTTCTTGGCTTAATTTCTACTACAGCAAGTTCTACTTCTTTCAAACGATGAAACACTTCTTTCATATCATCGTGCATATTATCAATCTTATCTGTTAATAATTCTATAGCTGTTGTATTTCGCACAAGGTCATCTCTTGATTGTCTACCTCTATAAGAGATTGAGCCAACAGAGACAAAACAAGCTGTCAACAAAGCTCCACCTACTGCTGCTACTACTTCAACCACTTTACGATTCCTCAATATATTAGTATTATGACAGAAAAGGCTTATGACAGTTAAAAAACCTAAAAATCTTTTGCAAAAATTGAAAGAAAAAATCAGCGACAAAGAAGAACAATTTGAGTACATCTCAGTCGCAGTCAGGCTTCTGGTAGTTTTTTGGTCGGGGTTGCTTGTAACAAGCAATTATCTACCTAAGATTCCCGGAATTACTACAGGAGAAAAACAGGATATTACATTTCCAGCTTCTCTGCTGGCTACGGCTTTGTCTTCCTTTGGTTTAGAACAAGCTAAAAAAGGTAGTAAGAATAACGACAAAGTTGCATCAAATGAAGGTATGGTACAGACTATAAGGGTAATAACACCTATTAAAATAGAAGGTGCTGAAGTGATCGACCCTAAACCAAACAAATGAAAAAACTACTTCCATTTTTATTTTTGTTCTCAGCACCAGTTTATGCTGACATTACTGCGAAGTATGTGACCTCTGCACAGATTTCCATTGATTCACCCTACGTTATTACCAATGCTGCTCCTAACAGCTACAGCATAAGCGGTAGCAATATCACAACTTCTACAGGATCAGGAGATTCTCAAGTTACAAATGGAATTGGCGGTCTTAATTTATCAAGCATTACTAACGGACTAGCTGCTGTTACAGCTACTAATACTTCTGTTACGACAGCAGGTTCGGCTTTTAGTTTTTCTGAAAGTTATCAAGCTGGCGATGCCACTCAATCTGCGATAACTCCTAGTTCTGGAATAGCAACTCTTCCTGTACTTGGTGGTCAGACTACTGTTATCTCAGGAGGTACTGCTGGCAACCTTGCCCTTACAAGTCTTAGCTCTGGAATCCATACTTGCACTGCTGGAGGATCAGGTACTAGCTGTATTGGATCTGCTACTGTCAGTATAGAAATTGACTAAACTCTGGCTACTGCTAGTATTTATATACCCGATAAAGGTTTTTGCTACTCCAGTAGTGCCACAATTTAGATCCGGCTCAAGTACTACTTCCAGTACTTCTGAATCTATTATAAATGAGCAAATTACTAGCTATCAGTATCGAACTGGCTATACATTTAGTGTTTCGGGTCATAACATCGAATCAACAGATATTAATGGCTACATCAATCCAACACCTACAAGTGTTAACGAACAAACAGTTGGAGGAGTAAATTTTAGTTGGACTTCTTTAGACGGAACATCAACCCCAAGATGGAAAGTAGCAGTTCCAGCGAACTCCTTCAGTCTGGTCGAAAGTGTAATGGCTCCCGGCCTCGATACAGTCACAAATATAACAAGAACCATAACTACCTCAACCACTACAGAATCTACAAGTACATTTGGGCAATAGCTGTAATCCTTTGCCCTGTAAGGGTTTTAGCAAATACAACAGTAGCGAGTCCGCAATCACAAAGTACTGGAGTAGTTAATAATAATGCAACAATGATAACTCCTTCTAGTCATCCACAATTTAGGATGAGCCAAGGAATTGTCTGTGCATCTCCTACTCTTACAATTACTCCTTACATGACAGATGCGTGGAGTTTCAACCGACCTATTTCAACAGTAACTAGAACTCCCATTTATGACGAAGATACAGGTGCAATTAAGTACTATCAAGAAATCCCAAGATTTGAAAAAGATAACTACAACCTTAACTATGGTATTTCTGCTCAAATTAGTATTCCATTAGGCAAAGCACCAAGTCTTTGTTTAGAAGCAACAGAAGTAAATATTAAAAATCAAAAGTTATTAACTAAAAAAATGCAAATGGAAATTGAACTTTATAGATTAACCATTTGCTCAGAGCAAATTAAGAAAGGTGTACAGTTTGTTGGTAAATATGCCAAGACTTGTGAAGGAATACAAGTTTCTATACCCCCCAACCAAGTTATCCCACATAATCACAAAATTGACGTAAAAGCACAAAAATAGCCCCTTCAGATTGACCTGTAAGGAGCTTGTAAAAAAGCTTGCTTATGTTTATACCTTGTCTTTTTTCTTATTTGTCAGCTTTTTGACGACTTGCTTAACTAATGGTTTGACTGCGTTAAGAAGTAATGGACTACCGGCAGCGACCAAGCCAATAACAACAGTAGATACAAGAGTAGAAATTTCTGGAATGTACTGATCTTTAAATGGAACGTCTTCATAGATAGTGATGCACTCTATCCCATCTTCACCTCTTTCATGCCCGATAACACGTTCTAATCTTTTTTCGTTACGAAAGTCTCCAACTCTTTGATTTTTTTTACTAGGGCATGGTGTTACAGTCGGTGGCTTATCTTCTGGAATTTTAGGTATTTCTGGCTGTTCAGTTTTAGGTATTTCTGGACTTCCTCCTTGTGGCAATGGCTCTTCTATCATTGTCATCTGGTTAGGATTATAGTCAGGAGGAATAAAACTAGGAAAGGTAAAATCACAAAGAGTATATACACCGTTAGGGTCGTCTAACAATAAATTATGATTTCCTGTATTTTTTATGTCTCGATGTCCGTAAGTACAACCCGGAGGATTTATCTCTAAGTATTGTGTAACTACAGGAACATCAGGAGTATATGGTTCTGGAATATATATTTCTGGAATATATATTTCTGGAATTTCAATCGAAGGCATTTCGTGGAAGTAAAACTTCTACATAAGAATTACATTTAGGGCAAGATAAATTTGTGAGCATAGAATACTGCGTGTCTTCTTCCATGTCTTGATCGCCACCCCAAATCAATTCAGTTTTACAATGCCAACAGTTCATTAAAACTTAGGAAGTTTAGTTGTTGGTAATGGTAATGCTGGACTTGTCATTTCTGGTAACTCTTGATCTAACATTTTTGGCATCATGCCACTTACACCACCTAAAATTTCATTCATTATCTTCGCCTTAAATTGTTCGCTAGTTACATACTTAAATGTAAAAAAACCACCGCCTAAGATTCCCAATACTAAAACAGTAGATAGAATAGAAAGATAGTTACAGATTTTTTGAAACATGATTAAAGAAGCACTAATTAAAGCAAGTGTACCAATAACGTTTATGGTACTTTTCTTGATTATAGGATTAGCACCGCTTTATGTCATGTATGGAATTATTGACAGGAATATTCCTGTTAAGGCTCGGTAGTTTCTTCTTTTTTTATAATCTCTTCACAAGCTGCGATACCACCTTGTATCTGTAATATTTTACGTTCACAATTAGTCATCACTTCTTTTGCTTCGTTATAGTTTTTTGCTATTTGCTGTAGTTCAGACTTAAGAGCTTCAAGTTTTTGATTAGGATCAATCATCAAGTTATAGAGTGTAATACTAATATAATATCAGTACTACAAAGTAATATCAACTAGCCTTATCTGCTATTAGTTTAGCCTTCCACGCAGCTTTTACATCAGTAGTCCATACAGCATTACAAACATTTTTTACTTCATCTGCAATTGCAGTTGTACCATCAGGCTCTTTATCAAGTGGATTATCCACTAAATTATCAGAAGCGTCTAATGTACCAGCATTTAAAACATATCTTTCAAAGGATCTTGTTAGTTCAACACCATCTTTTTTGATGACTGTTGCTTTACGAACTTGAACGTGTTTATAAAGTCCAACGACTTCTATCTTGTCGTATTCTGTGGATTCAGATAATGCCATTTAGGAAAGTCCTCCAGACTTAACAGGTTTATGGTGCTTAGTTTTAAGACGTAGCTCGGTCTTACCAATTAGGTGGTGTACCAAAGACTTACGGTGTAATATCC